AGGATTTTTTAAAAAATATGAAACAAATAGAATCTAAAATCGGTAAAGATAAACCAACACCTAAAAAGAAAGAAGAACCGAAAAAGAAAGAAGAACCAAAGAAAGAAACAAAAGAATCAAGAGAGGAACAACTTAATAATGAAATTAAAAAAGAGGTATTACCTATTTTTTATGATTGGTTAAAAAATAAAGATAAACAACTATTTAGTGAAGTTAAGAAATTTTCTAAATGGAAAATACGACCAGTATTAGACGAAGAAACTATGGCGGTTATTAAGAAAGGTGTAAAAAATCCTAGACCTAAATTTTATAAAGAAAAAGAAAAAATGATAAAAGAGGCTAAAAAGAAATTTACTGAAATACATAAAAAATATAAATTTGCGACACCTCATAGAGAATTCACACTTATACAAGACGGAATTTTACAAGGTAGAGGATATGAACCATTTGGAATAAAGCGAGACGAAAAAAGAATAAAAGAATTTTTTGATAGGAGAAAAATTGAAAGAGAACAAATTAAAAAAGAAAAAGAAGAAAAATAATTATTCTTGTGCCTCTTTAACATATGTATCTAATGCAACTGCCTTACTATGACCCATTACCTTATTATCTTTCTCTAACTCCTTTTTCATGTCTCCATATTTTGATGACAAATAAATTTTTCTTAAAAGGGTTGTACTAATTGATTTATTCATATACTTTTTTGAATACTTAAGTAATACCTTACTTAATTCAGTGCGGGTAAGAGGTTTACCCGTTGAAGTCTTAAATAAAATACCCATACCATTCATCTTAAGATAATACCTTAAAATTTTTCTTAAATCTTTGTCTTCAATTGGTAAATCTAATTCTTTGTATTTCTTCGCAGTTTTGTATTGATTCAATACAAAATAAATATTACCTTTTGAAGGAACAACTAAATAATTGTTTTCTTTTTTATCTTCTTCACTTAGTTTTTTATATGCTGCTTGATTTATAGCTGTCATACCCGCAACATCATTACGCATCGGCATACGAGAATATATATTAAATAAAACATATGCTTGTAATAGTTGCATCTCCTTCTTGGTTATATCATCTTTACTTTTCTTTTTTAAGGGTTTTAAATCATCCGCCATTTGATTTATCATCTTAAATATCTCTTCAGTTGTTGTAAAATTTTTACTTTGTTTATCACTAATTATACCCGACTTTTGCTCATCACTATATTTATCATTTAATTCATCCCTTAAATCTCCATAGGTAATTAATAATTCATCATATTTTTCATCATGATTCAAAGCCATTAAAAATACAACAATCGCATTTAATATATTTCTTTGACTTAAATAATGAAGGTCTTTAATCTTATCCATGACATCATCGGGCTTTGATAAAAAATCATAATTATCACTTTCATATAATTTTTGAAGTTTCTTCAAATTAACTTCATATTGTTTAATTGTATTCTCCTTGACGTTTGGTCGTGCCTTTTGAATATCTTCAGTAATATTAGATGAATCTATTTTCATATTTATAATATAAAAATAGATTATTTTTTTATGTAAAAAAACGAGATTATTTATTTTTATATTCTTTGATTGCGTTAAATAATTCATTATTTGATAAAATTAATTTTTCAGTCCATGTTTTTAAATCTTCATATTTTTGTTTTTCTTCTTCATATAATTTTTTGTATTTATCACTACACTGCGAAGCTAAATACTCTCTTATAATCGCTAAATAATACAACATTTATATATCTTAATTAAGAAAAAAATTTAAGCAAAATAACATGAAAATTGTCCATTCTCAATCTTAGCAATCTTCATCATTTCTAAGTAAACTCTTAGAGTGTAAGTATCAGCTGGTAAGCCAGTCGCCTTGTAAGTTAAGTCCATACCCTTGTTGTTTACACGCTGACCCTTATTGGGTCTAATAGCAGTCCAGCGGAAAAGACCACCGAGACCAACCGCCCCACTATTCTGAGCGTGTCCCTCAAAGGTTTCAGCAGTAAGGGCTGAAACTCCGCTAGTTTGGTATTCATCTCTAGTAACCATAGGAACCTTACCCTCAGCGTGCTGGGTAGTGTGGAAAAGTAAAGCAGCGTTGCTACGATCAGTATTAAATTCAAAAAGGTCGTTGTATAATAAATTGAGAGATAGACTTTGAGCCGCCGGAACATCCTTCGCAGTAACACCATTAAGAAGAGAAACCGGTGTGAAATTTTCATTACGCTGAAGACCCATGATAACCTTAGATACTAGGCGACCATTACCACCGAGCTGGAAAGTTAAATCAGCGAATGCCGCTTGGTCTCCCGTCCTCTTAGCAAGTCGGTAATCAACATACTGGAAAGTTAAACCCGACTTATTCTCCTCTCTAAACTTCTCCATAATATCACCTTCAAAAGTAATAGAATCATAAATAAGTTTTACTTCATCTTGAGTAATTTGGTATTCAACTTGATTAGAAGCAGCATCACTATTTGCGACACACATACGGCGAGAGAGACCAGCAGCAGATAGAGAACTAGTAGTTGGCTGGAACTCAATATCAATATGAACTTCTTGGTCTATCATGAATAGAGGAAGCTGATTAAATTTAAGGAATGGGAAAAGGTCGCTTAAGTAAACTGAATAAACTGGGGCTTCACTTATAGTTTGTGCCGATGTAGCGTTATGAAGCTGGAAGGGTAGAAGCTGGAAAGTACCAGCACCACCAGCAGCAGCAACAACTGGATTACGTCCAACATCTAAACCAACCTTTTTAGCGGAGTTAGGAGGTTTATCAGTTGTATTTGCCGTGCGGTCATCATAAATAGGTTTATGAGATATACACCTCTGCGACAAGAACTGCTCACGCTCCTTATTGTCTTCATTTGAAATAAACATAGACTGATAAGCATGGAACTGGTCGTAATCATCAATTTCACAAACAGTTTGATTACCAATACGAAGAGCAGCGGACTTAACAAGGTTAGAAACACCAATATTGAGAGGATAGAAAGCGGTAGAGGTTGTGAGGGGAGTTACAGCAAGTGTAACCTTAGAATTAGAATGAAGGAAACCCGCAACACGTGAAAGCGTGAATCTCACACGATTCTGCGAGAAAGTAACTGGGTCAATTACATCAGTATGAAGCATTTGTCCATATTCACTAGGGATAGCTCCAATCTTAATAAGGTCGGGGATGCGATCATCAGAAATATCACTTTTAGCAGCCGGCACCATATCGGTCATTTTATATTTATAAATATATAAAAATTTAAAAAAAAATTTATTAAAAATTATTTTACATAGAAAAAATTTGCGACGCTTACATAACAACCTCAACACCTTGAGTAGACCATGCGACAACAACCTTAGACTTAATGAATAGATAAGCCGAAACCGGATTACCGTCATCTAAACCATTTGTCATTTGAATAGAAAATTGAGCTTCGGAAAAATCAACACCTTCACTATCTAACATATCATAGAGAACACCAACACCATAAGCCGCACCAGTATCCGGAATGAAACGATAACCAGTAGTAGCATTTTGATTAGCAGTGAAAAGACGATTAGAATTTAGCGGAGATACTGTGGTGCGTGTATGGTCTTTTTCGGGAATAATAGACGATAAGAAACCCTTAATAACTTGAGGATCAGCAAGGGGAGTATCATTAGAAGCACTATGAACCGACTTAACCTCAAAAGCAGAGGGGAAACGCTCACCATTACGGAGGAATGAAATAGTCTCTAGGTCAGCAACAGCACCACCACCAGTACCAACAGCATTAGCCGCCTTTGTAGGCATGTAAGTGAGGAAACCATCTTGTGCTAAATTGTTTACAAAATTCGCGGGAACAAAATTTACAAATGAGCCAAGAACCTTACTTAATCCAAGATTGAAATTAATAATACTATTTGTTGATTCAAGAGTAGAAAAATACGACGTAATCGAGTTGAATGCTAGAAGTCCGCTATCCGGTGCGGATTCTCCATACTCAACCTCACAAGCAATTTCTAATCCACTTAATTCATAGAAAGCATTAGCAACATTAGCAGTAGTAGCATCACTAGAATAAAATACTTGGCTATCCGGTGCTAAATGAATTTCAATCTCTAGAGGAACTTTTGATAATGGTAGTTTATCAGCACCAAGAGTTAAACCCGAAGGTAATGGAATACAAAAGGGAGAAGCACGAGTATTACGAATAACACTATCACGATACGCTTGATAATTAGGATAGATTAAAGCAGTTTCACCTAAATGACCCGCAACATCTTGCATACCAGCCATAACCGGCATATATGAAGCCATGAAACGCCCATA